GGACGCCGAGGCGGGCCTGCAGGGCGGCGATAGTCTCGGGGCCAAGGATGCCGTCCACGGGGACGCCGAGGCGGGCCTGCAGGGCCGAAACCATCTGCGATCCATCCGGGTCGCTCTCGAAGTCCCAACCGGCCCCGGCTGCTGGGAAGTTTTCGCGCCATGCCCCGTCCTGACTGGATACGATGCCGTCCACGGGCGTACCGAGGTAGGCCTGCAGGGCGGCGGTCGTAGACGGTCCCCACCAGCCGTCCACCTGGAGGCTACCGGGGTCAGGATCGGCGAGAGCGGGCACGGCGGGCCCGCTGCCCTGGATGAGTAGGGCGCGGGCGTCGAGTTCGTCGAGCCGGGCCTGCCAGCGGCCAGGGCATTCCGTGGGGAAGTGTTCCTGATGCCCCGATAGTGGCAGGTATCCCCATTCGTCGCGGATCGCGGCGATCAGCTGTGCGACGGTCTCGAAGTCGTCGGCGTCGCATTCGGGCCGGCACTCGATCCCGATTGTGCAAGCATTGTTTCCCATGCAGTGCCAGGCACGGTCATAGTCGTGAACAATCTGGGTGACGCGCCCTCCGCTGGCCACGTAGTGCGCAGAGGTGTTTCCATCGGGGCGGGCGAGGTAGGCGGCGACGGCGTCGTGAGACTGCCCGTCTGCGCCCCAATGGTGAATGACGATGCCGAGGGGTTCGCCGTAGGGGCGACCGGGGTCAAAGTTGGGGCCCCAATTGGTGTCGGTGACAGCGCTATTCACGGTCATTGTTGGTGTCCTTTCTGGGTTAGAGGGAGATAGCGAGCCACATGACTTGAGTGCCCGCCGATGCTCCCGAGGTGTTGTTGTGAGCCATCCACGTGAAACCTTCGGGTGTGATGTCCCATGCGGCCGTATTCAGGCGCTGATTCTGCGACTGCATGAACACCATTGGCGCTTTATCGAACCGCTTCGGGAACGAGACCTTGTAAAAGGCGGTCTGATCGCCGGGCTGGAGGGGGTAGACGTACACCTGACCGACCTGGAATGCGGTCGTGAGCTTGTCGGTTGCTGCTTTGAGCTCGGCAAAGTTCTGGTTAACATCTTCGGCGCGGGCGATTTCGCCGGGGATGAAAGTTTTCATGAGGGTTGTCCTTCCTAGTGGTTGGTCGTGAGGTTCAGGCGCGTTTTCCAGGTCGTCGGCGTGATCGTGTGGGTGACCTGCGTAATGAGTGCGAGGGCGTCTTCATTGCGCCATTCGATGTTGATCGCCTGGATGGGGTCGAAGGTCGCGGCGGTAGCCATGTGCGCGCCCCGATTGACGGGACCGGAGTCGTGCGCGGCAACGAGGGACACGCTGGAGGGCGCGGGATCGGCGCGCACGGCGGCGAGGTAGCGGCGTGCCGTCCTTTCGACGTCGGCGGCTGGGAGGGTGGTGTCAATCGAGATCGCCGAGCCTCCCCATGCGTTCGCGGCGGTTGGATCGTCCACGGTGGTTTCCGTGTCGTCGGCGGTCCACTCGCTGTTTTCGGCGTCCCATTTCGCGCCGTGGTTATTGACGGTGACGTGAGCGACGGTGTCTGTGGAGTTCCACGCTACGTTGACGTCTGTGTAAGACCAGATGCCGGATGTGATCGCGCTGGCTTCGGCGTCGGTGAGGATGATCGCCGCGGATCGGGGGCGCGCAATGCGGATAGATACGGTGCCGTCTCGTTCCACGGTCCAGGAGCCGAGGACCGATGCCGTGAGGGCGTCCAGGTGCTTGGCAAGGCTAGTTTCCCAGACGGTCGGCGGCACGGTCTGCGTCGCTGTGTCGTGGATGCGGTAGGTCAGTTCCGGGGCTGACTTGATAAGTCGTTCCAGGCGCGCGGTCCAGGGCTCCGATCCGTTTCCCCCGTCTGCCTTTGCTCCGTAGCGGGTGATCGCCGCGAGCCGGGCGACGTTATCGGAGGCGGTGAGGGTGACCTCATAGTCCACGCGCGAGCCGGGCTTATGCGGCGTGATCGTGAGGTCAGTAATGACGCCTGTGTAGATCGCAGTCCTGGTTGGCCAGTGGATCAGGCGAATAGGCGTGCCGTGGTGGAGGCCGGTCGCGCGAGGGCTAAGGGCGTTGATCGCGTGCGCGGTCAACGTGCCCACGGCGGCACTCAAGGCAGGCCCGTTTGTCGTGACGCCGCGCGTCACGGTCAGGTCAGTGCATGGGCCGATGATCTCTTGCCACTGGTTGGCGACCGATTCGCCTTGGTTCCACGCGCGGGTATCCCAGGCGTTGCGGTTCCACGCGAGCGCCCACGGGCGCGGCGCTCCAGTCGTCCAGGCCTGGCGGTTCCATCGGTCGCTGTTCCATCGGAGGCCTGCGCTGCCTTGGATCGGGTAGAGCGCTTGAAGGCTGAGGACGTCGCAGGGCCGGGGGTTGGCTGGGATGTCGGTACGGTCCCAGACCGTGAGGGCTTCAATGATGCCGGTCTGGATGCCTGCCACGTCAATGGCGAGCTCGGTCCCCATGTCGCTGTTTTCGGCTGACGTGGTGTAGATGGGGCCGGGCCCGTAGGTGTGAGCTTGGTTGCCAATGCGGATGATGATTGTCTTGCCTGGCTTGTCGGCGCGCACGCGAATTTGTGCGCCGATCCGGTGGCCTGGGACCACGTTGGGCACAGTGATGCTTAGGGCACTTGATCCGGGCGTGAGCGTAAAGCGCACGCGCCCGCCGCTGAGCGGCTGGCAGGTCGCGCCGGTGTAGTCGCTGATCGTGGGGCTAGGGAGTGTCGTCATGGCCTATCGTCCTGCTCCGTTGAGGCGGGTGTACTGGTCGATGGATTGGGCGATCGCGCGACCAGCGTCAATCGACGGGTGAAGCATCTGCGCGGTCACATGGATGGTGACGCCGCCGCGCGCGCGCATCCCGGCCAGACCGCTGGCGTCTGGGAGGCCGAGCGAACCGGCGTCGGCGTCGGCGACCATGCCCGTGAGCGCGCCGAGGGATCGACGCACCGCGCCGTACCGCGATTCCAGGCCCCTGATAAAGCCTTCGATCACGAGGCGACCGGCTGGCGTGAGTAGGATCGCGTCATAGTCGGCGGGGCCCTTCCAGGACGTCAGGCTGGAGGTCAGGCTACCGAGCGTCGATTTGACCGAGCCAATCATTGAGCTGATGCCGCTGATGAAGCCCTGGATGAGGCTCTTACCGGCTCCGATCAGGAGCGAGCCGAGGTTGCCGAGCGCGCCGAGCGCGCGGCTAGGCAGGGATGCTATATAGGAGATCGCCGAGGACACGCCGCTGGAGATCGCGCCAGTGATCCCGCTCCAGGCCCCTGAAACGGTGGATGAGATTGAGGACCAGACGCCAGAGAACACGCCAGAGATCACGCCGAGCGCGCCCGTGATGTATCCCTTGACGATGGAGAGCGCGCCGCTGATGACGCCCTGGATGCCATTCCAGACGCTGGAGACGATCTGCTTAATGCCGTCCCAGACGCCCTGCCAGTCGCCAGAGAGCGCCGAGGTCCAGACCTGGATAATGCCAGAGATGACTCCGACAACGGTGGAGATCACGCTGGAGATCACCTGCCAGACGCCAGAGACGACGCCCTGTATACCCTGCCAGATGGTGTCCCAGTTAGCGGCGAGGCCTTGGAACACATTAATGATGAGATCGACAATGGGCTGGCCATACGATGCCCACGCGGCTTGGAGCTGTGGCCAGACGGCGTCCCACGCTGCTTGAATCTTCTCCCACGCGGCCTGGAGGGCGGGCACGACGTTGGTTTGGAACCATTCGACGACGACGGACACGGCGGCTTTGATCTGTGCCCATGCGGCGTCCACGGCGGCGCGGAACGTCTCATTGTTCTGGTAGAGAGCAACGAAGATCGCGACCAGGGCGGCAATAGCGGCGATCACGAGGAAGATCGGATTAGCGGCCATGGTGGCATTGAGTGCCGCCCATGCAGTCTTAGCGGCTCCGATGATCGTCTTGATCTGGTTGAAGGTCTTGAAGCCTGCAACGAATGTCCCGATGACGGTTGCGGCGGCTCCAATGGCGGGGCCGAATCTCTCGAAGAATGCGACAACGCGGGACACGGCGGGCGGGACCGTCGTGGTGAGCCAGTCGATCAGGGCTTGGAGGTGGGGCCGAATCTCGGTCTGGAATACGGCGGCGGCCTGCTTGATCTTCGGGACAACGTTCGCCTGGATGCGCGCGGCGAAGTCCTGGAGGGCCGGAATAGCGACGTCCTTTGCCCACGTCGAAAGCGATTCGAGCGCGGGCACGAGGTGTTCAATGGCGGCGGACGCGAGAGCGGTCACCATGGGCAGGACCAGAGTACCGGCCTTGGCTGCGAAGTCTCCGAAGTGGGCTTTGAGGACTTGCACCTGATGCGCGAGGGTATCGCCTTCTCGAGCGAAAGCCCCGTGCGCGTCGGCGGTCTGCTCCATAATCAAGGCGAGGGTCGCGGCTTGCTGCGCTTCGTTATCGAATGAGCCGCCCACCTTCTGGAAGCCGAGCTCGGCGGCTTTGGCGTCGATGCTGGCCTGCTTCAGGGATACGCCGTAGCGCTCAATCGGATCGCGCTCACCTTTCAGGGCGCTGGAGAGCGCGGCGACGGCGTCGGAGGTCGAGCCGCCGAATTGCGCGCTGAGGTCGGCGGCGACGCCGATCAGGTCGTTGGTCTTGCCTGCGAGCTGGTCGATTGAGGTACCGCCGTTTTTGAGCTGTGCGCCCAACAGCGTGCCAAGCTCTTGATATTCATTCTTGGTGAGACCGACGGTTGATGCCGCTGTATCGGCGTAGGCCTTCATCTGGTCTGCGCCGGACTTAAAGACTGCTTCGATAGCTCCAGTTGACTGCTCCAGGTCGGCGGCGGCACTGACTGCCTTTGCCCCGGCGACGCCGATAGCGGCTGCGCCAGCGGCGGCGACGGTCGCGAGGGTCGTCACGGCCTGTTTGCCCGCGCTCGCGAGATTCGTCAGGCCGGTTTCCTTTGCCAGGCCCTTGAATGCTCGGCTGAAGTTCTTGGTCTCGGCGACGACAGAGACCTTTACGACGTGGCCAGCCACTGGCTATCCTTTCTGCGCTTTGGCGCGTTCCTGGAGGAGGTCCAGGATCGCGCGGGCGTCTTCTAGCGTGAGGTTTTCGCGCGCCTCCCATGGGCTGATCCCGGCGTCCACGGCGAGGATCGCGAGGATGGGGCTTAGGGAGGTCGCGCCGGTCATTCCCCCGGCGTTTCCTGGGTGGAAACGAGGGCGGTTGCGTCTTCCATGGTCAGCTCGGTTGCGGCGTTGTATGCGTCGTCGCGGGTCTGGTAGCCGCCGCGCCGGAACAGGAGGACGGCACACATGGCGATCATGGGCGAGGCGAGCTTGCCGCCCGCTTCGGGGTCGAATGAAGTGATCGGTTCGCCGGTCTTGCGTTCGTAGTACTCCAGGTCGCCGAGGGTGAGCGCGTTCATGTTCATTGATGTGGTCCTTACCAGTTGTGTTGGTCGAGTAGTTCCTTGATGCCCTTGCCAAAGCCAGCGAACGTCCTGGGACGCATCTTTTCTTCGGCTTGGGAGAGCCAGCGGGGGCCGCTGCGTGAGTCGGCTCCCCAGTGCCTAACGCCCGCGTATGGGAGGCGTGACTTGGAGCCGACCCTCACCATGACTTTCCGCTTGGATCGGCTGGGCTTGATGCCGGATGCGAGGCGTCCGGTCTCATGTGGGGCGAGGGTACGGGCGAGGGTGGCGATAGGCGTTGCGAGCCGGTATGTGAGGTCTTTCAGGTCCGTGACGGCCACGCCTACCGCTTCGGCGTCGCGTAGGAGCGCCTTTATCCCGGTGATTTCGACGCTACCGCCGTCCAGATTGACGCGACCGTCACGGATGCCGGTCATGGAGGTTAGTTGTCTTCCATGTTGCCCGCGCCGAGCGTCGACGTGGCGGTGAGCTTCTCGGGTTCGCCCTCACACTGCCACTCGAAGTCGAACGTCGATCCCTTTTCGTCGCCAGCCTCGGAGCTGATCGACGGCTTGACTCCGATCTTCGCCTTGATCTTGAAGTGCGGCTGCTTCGCAGTCGCTACCTTATTGCCGAAGGGGGCAACGATGACGTCCACGGTACGGCCAGCCTGGGACCAGAGCATGTCCCAGAAAGATCCGGCGTCGAACGAGACAATGGCCTTGCCCTTCAACTTCCAGGCAGAGGACGCGCCGGATAGGGCGTCGGCGAAAGTCACGACGTCCTTGTCAGAGGTTTCGGGCGCGAGTTCGTAGCTGGAGATGTCGCTCCAGTAGTCCTTACCTCCGATGGAGAAACCGAGCTTGTTACCGAGGATACGTGCGTTGCGGGTGACAGTCATGGTCAGGAGTCCTTTTCTATGGTGTAGGTGAGTGAGGTTGTGATGGGGGCGGCGAGGTATGCCTGCCCGTCTGCGCCCTTGATCGTCTGGTAGGCGTCCACGGCTGCGAACATGCCCTCCCTGACCATGCCAACGACGATTGAGTCAACGGCTGAGTCCAGGCGGGCGACGGCCAGGGCATTGGTAGTCGGTGCGACCGCTACCGTGATCGAGAGCCGTACCGTGACGGCTCCGTGCGCGGTTTCGTCGAAGGCGACCAGGGGTGTTCCCTCGGTGACGACGACGCACGGCGGGGCGAGGCGTTCGGGGATCGACGTCAGGACGGGGATGGAGGTGATCCGGGTCAGGATGTCGGCGAGATCGGCGCGGGCGGCGGCGATAGGTCCACTGTTGTTGGTCATGAGATCGCAAGGGGTAGATAAGGGGCCAGGAGAGGTCGCGCGGCGACCATGGCGTCACGGGCGACGCGGATCGCCGCTGTACCGTCGAATCCATCGGCGAAGTTCTTGATCCCGTTGGGGGCACTGCGTCGGTGGTAGAGCTCGGCGGCGACTTCGATTTGCGCGCGCTCCAGGATTTCGGCGGGCACGGTCGCGGTGCCGACCTGATCGCGTATGAGCGTCGCGGCCTGCTCGGCACACTCTTTCAGGAATGCGTCGTTGGGCACGTCTCCCACGTAGGCGGCAATGCGGGCGGTCAGGTCGGCACTCACGGTCAGGCTCCGATCTTCAGGGGCACGAGGCCGGTCGGAATTTCGGTAGCCACGGCTCCGTAGCGGTACACGCTGAACTGCTTACTCAGGTTGACAATGTTCTCATCCTGAAGCTGAACAAGCGGGGTCTCGTAGGTGCGGATCGCCTCGGAGTTGTAGAACGCGCCCACGATGCCCGCGCCGAGCTCGCCAGCGGTCGCGCGCAGGTTGCAGGTCACGGGAACGTCGAGAATGACGCCGGTCAGGGCCTTGGCGTTCGTGGTGCCAATCGTGTTGGTGGGGTTCTCGGTGGCTCGCATGAGCGGGCGTCCGTCCGTGCCGGTCAGGCCGGAAAGCGCCTTGAAGGTCGCGAGATCGACAACAAGGCCGTCCAGGGTCAGGGCCTGGTCGGCGAACTTCGCGGCGGCGTCGATGAAGATACCGGAGATGTCCGACCAGGTGAGGGCGGTCGCGGCCTTGGTGACGGCGAGCTTGGATGCGTCCTGCGCCTTGACGGCGGTGGCGAACTGCGTGGCGAAGTACGCCGCCGAGGCCTGGCCAGCGGCGATAGCCATGCCGCGCAGGGACGTGTCCAGGAGATTGACGCGGGTACGCTCAATCGCCTGGCGAGAAAGCTCGGTGTAACCGCCGAAGGTCTTGATCGGCGCGCTGCGCTTCTTCGTGGTGATCTTACCCATCTGGAGATCAGCACCTTCGGCGGTCTGTGCGTTCACGGTCAGGGTGTTGGTCGCGAGCTCGGTAAAGTCGAGCTCCATCCCATCGGCGGGGAGAGCGCCGCGAGAGAACAGCCCGGCCAGGACGTTGGGCTTATCGACGATGCGCGTCAGATCCTTGATCCACTCGGGGACAACCATGGTTGCATCCGCACTGGAGGGAGTGCCGTTGAAGGCGCGGGTCTGGATCGCGGCGATCTCGGCGCGGTATGCCTCATCGGTGATGAGGGCCTTAATGGCTTCGCCGGGGGTGCGCTTGTCGGCGGCGGGCGTGGTGCCGCGCTCGGCGGCGGCGAGGGTCGCGCGCTG